AACGAAAACGGAGCGTTAACCTCGATTTTCGGTGCTATACTTGTATTATGAACAATTCGGCAGAACACAAAATTGTAAGTCTCGGTGAACAAAAAGTGCTGAAATTGTTAAACGTTGCTGGACGGTAAAACCAGTGGTTGGAATTTAGCTCAGTTGGTAGAGCCGAGGACGGTAAACCCTCGTGAAAATTCGGTTCGAGTCCGTAAACGTGAGGTCACGCTTAGCGCAGGTTCAAGTCCTGCAGTTCCAATTAGGTATGTATATCGCACATTCATGTTAAGTGTTTACTACGATATATTATGCCAAGTCCATAGTAAGGCAGTCACGACTTCAGTGATATTGTTTACAACATTGGGCGATTTTGTTGTCTATCTCGTCATAGACTTTTCTACATTTGTTTTATAGCTGATTATACTAGTTCAGTTAGAAGCAATACAAATTGTTAGTGCGGTAGGAACTAACGGAAACCGACATGGTCTAGGTGGTAAGACACTACACTTTTAATGTAGAGGCGTGAGTTCGAATCTCGCTGCGGTTATAGCAGGTACTTACAGGAAGTGCCTGACTCTAGAAAATACTTATAAACACTATCCTGTTAAAGCTGTCAGAAATGGCGGCTTTTTATATTGATGAAAGGAGACTTATGCCAATATTAGAAAATGCAAGGCACGAAAAATTTGTTCAAAGCCTGATTGCTGGCATGAGTCAACGTCAAGCTTATAGAGAAGCTTTTCCTGCCTCTAATCGATGGAAGGACAAGACGGTTGATAATCGAGCGAGTGAACTTTTCAGGGAGGTTTTGGGGAGGTATAAAGAACTTCAAGAAGAAGCTCAAGATGCTGCGATTATGACACGTAAAGAGCGAATGGTAGCTTTATCGGACATAGCACAAAACGCTGAAAAAGAAGCTGATATGATTAAAGCGATAGACACGCTTAATAAGATGGATGGTGACTATACTAGTAAGTTAGAGTTATCAGGGGAAGTAAAAACTAATCCTTTTGCTGAATTAAGTGTGGACGAGCTTAGAAAGTTGGCAAGTAGAGATGGATAAGATTGTGCTAGGGGCTAAAATTGAGCTGGCTAAGCGCTTTTTCTTTGACTATTGTAATTTGATTATGCCTAGCTTTTATAAGCGAGACAGGGCTTATTTGGTCTCTGTGTGTAATGAATTTCAATCCTTTTTAAATGATGATGAACACGATGTATTAGTTTTAAATATGCCACCACGTCACGGGAAGTCTCTTTCGCTTGGTCGATTTGTTGAATGGATTCTGGGGAATGATCATACAAAGAAAATCATGACTGGATCATATAACGAAACCTTATCCACAGTTTTTTCTAAAAATGTGCGTAACACTATTCAAGAAACTAAAGCAGATGTGAATAAGATTGTTTATTCAGATATATTTGATGCCAAAATAAAATTTGGTGATGGTGCAATGAACCTTTGGAGTTTGGAAGATGGTTATAATAACTATCTCGCAACTTCTCCAACAGGTACTGCGACAGGTTTTGGTGCTGATATTATTATCGTTGATGATGTTATCAAAAATGCTGAGGAGGCAAACAATGTAGCAGTCTTAGATAAGCACTGGGAATGGTTTGTTAACACCATGCTTTCACGCTTGGAATCAGGCGGTAAGATAATTATTAACATGACACGTTGGCATAGTGAAGACCTAGCAGGCCGAGCCTTAAGAGAGTTACCTCAAAATGGTTACAGAGTGAAGCACGTTAATCTTAAAGCCTATAACGAACAAACAAATGAAATGCTCTGTGATGATGTACTTACTTTGGAAGATTATAAACGTAAAGTAAAGACAATGGGCCCAGATATTGCGAGTGCCAACTACCAACAAGAACCAATTGATATTAAAGGGCGCTTGTATGGAGAGTTTAAAACTTATCAATCACGTTCAAATTACATTAAGATTTGGAATTACTGTGATACGGCGGACACTGGTAAAGACTATCTTTGCTCTATTGTATGGGGAGAAACCTCAGACGGCTTTGCGGATGTCCTAGATGTTGTTTACACACAAAAGCCAATGGAGTACACAGAAAAAGCAGTAGCTCAACAATTAATCACTCATAATGTAAATGTATCAAGGATCGAGCGTAACAATGGTGGTCGGTCTTTTGCTCGTTCAGTACGAGAAAAGATACAAGGAAATGTAGCTTGTGCAGTAGAGGACTTCTATCAAGGAAATAACAAAGAAGCCCGTATTTATTCAAACAGCTATTGGATTGAGCAGCACGTACGCTTTCCGAGTGACTGGCGTACACGTTTTCCAGAATACTATCAAGCTATGACAACTTACCAAAAAGAAGGTAAAAACAAACATGATGATGCACCAGATGCAACAACGGGTATTGCTGAATCCATGAATGGTAAGCAAAGAGCCAAATTAAAATCATTTCAAGGGGGATTATAGTTGGATATTAAACCAATTAAACTCATGACTTTTTCAAAAGATGGAGAAATTACTCCTGAGGTAGTGAAAAAGTTTATAGAAAAACACAAAGAAGAAATTGCACGCTATCAGTATCTAATAAACATGTATAAAGGCATTATGGATATCGCCACACAGGATCCTAAGGATAGTTGGAAACCGGATAATCGGTTAGCTGTGAATTTTCCAAAATATATTGTAGATACTTTTACAGGTTACTTTAATGGGATACCTGTTAAGAAATCGCATAAAGATTCTAAAGTATTAGAGAAGCTGCATTCATTTGATAATTTAAATGATATGGAAGATGAAGAATCAGAACTTGCTAAGATGGCATGTATTTATGGCCGAGCTTTTGAGTTAATTTATCAAGATGAAACTACACAAACAAACGTTATTTATAACACTCCTGAAAATATGTTTATGGTCTATGATGACTCAATCAAAGAAGAGCCTTTGTTTGCGGTGAGATATGGTGTTGATGATGAAGGTAAAATTCAAGGAGAAGTTTATACATTACTTGAGACGATTGAAATCAATGGGGAAGCTAGCGATTTAAGTTTTGGAGATAGAACTTACAATCCTTATCCAGAACTTCCTGTGGTTGAGTTTTATTTTAACGAAGAGAGAATGAGCATCTTTGAATCTGTAATACCATTGGTTAACGCTTTTAACAAAGCTATTAGTGAGAAAGCAAATGATGTAGACTATTTCAGTGATCAGTACCTAGCATTTCTCGGTGCTGAAGTTGAGGGAGAAGATTTAAAAAACATTCGAAGCAATCGAGTCATTAATTACTTTGCGCGAGATTCAGAGGGGAATAATAAGGTTGATGTTAAGTTTCTTGAAAAGCCTGATAGTGATGCTCAAACAGAAAATTTATTAGATCGATTAGAAAAATTGGTTTTCCTTACAAGTATGGTTGCTAATATTTCTGATGAATCTTTTGGCTCATCAAGCGGTGTTGCATTGGCTTATAAGCTACAAGCTATGAGTAACCTTGCTTTATCTTTCCAACGTAAATTTCAATCTTCACTCAACAAGCGTTATAGATTATTTTGTAGTCTAACAACTAACGAAGCCGGGAAAGACTCATGGAAAGATATTGAGTACTCCTTTACACGTAACGAGCCTAAGGATATCAAAGAACAAGCTGAGACAGCTACACTTCTCATGGGAGTGACAAGTGAAGAAACTGCTTTAAGTGTTTTATCTGTTGTTCCTGATGTTAAGACAGAAATAGAACGAATTAATAAAGAGAAAGCTGATAATCCAGCTTTTGATGTGGATAAAGCACAAGTTGATGATCCTAAAGACGAAGCAGAGGGGTAATCTATGGACAGTTCAGAATACTGGAACAAACGTGAGAAAGCTTGGCAGCTCAAGCAGATAGCTGATGATAGAAAACGCATGAAAGCAATCATGAATAAACTCTTTGAAGCCCAGGAAGCTATCCAGAAAGAAATCAATGCAAATTGGGCAGCCTTTGCAGGCTCTGAAGGGATATCTGTAGATGAAGCCATGAAACGTGCGGATAAAATGGATGTCAAAGCCTTTGCAAAAAAGGCAAAAAAGTTGGTTAAAGACAAGGATTTTTCACACGCTGCCAATCATGCTTTGAAACTTTATAACGTAACTATGCGGACGAGCCGTTTAGAACTCTTAAAAGCAAATATAGGTTTGGAATTAATAGATGTTTTTGACGAGTTAGAAAAGTATATGGGCACTCAGCTTTCAGAAGTCGCTTTAGCAGAATTTGAAAGACAAGCGGGAATACTTGGTTTAAGTGTTCCTAATGATGGCTATTCAAGTCTAATACAGGCTGTAATAGCGAGCGGATTTAAAGAAACTATAGCGAGTTTTTCTAGTAGCTTATGGCAGTATCAATATGAACTAAAAGCAGACTTGGAAAAATTGCTTATTCGTGGAGTTACACAAGGAAAGAATCCAAAAGCCCTGGCAAGTGAACTGCGTAAGTATATGACTGAAAAAGGTAGAGCAAACGCAACCTACAATGCACAGCGCCTGATGATTACGGAAACAACACGTGTTCAAACAGCAATTCAAAAACAAAGTTACGATGAGGCGGAGATAGAACAATATAAATTTATCGCAGAGCCTAACGCTTGTCGGATTTGTTCGCCTCTTCGTGACAAAATTTTTAATGTTAAAGATATGTTGCCCGGAGAAAATGCACCTAACATGCATCCTAACTGTAAATGTTCAACGGTTCCTTATGTTGATGAAGTTGCTTTTTGGGCTGATTTACGCAAGCGCGGGGCAATCAGTCAACGGGAATACGAAGAAGCCTTTGAAGACAAAGCGGAGCTTGACAGAGCAATTGAAGAAATAAGAACAAAACGTAAAAATAAATAGCATTTGTCATTGACGAGTGCTTTTCTTTTGTCCGTTTCCGATTGTAGTGGACGTTAAATAAAACACGAGTAAAATCAGACTCCCAAGTCTTTAAATGCGAGTAGGAGGAACCAGAAATGGAACAAAAAACACTTTTACCACTTGATTTACAACTTTTCGCTGATGATCCCCAAGGAGCGGCAGGGACGCCTGAAGCACAACCAAGCGGAGAACCAGAACCAGCTGGAGGCGATAATCCGAAAGATAATCCCGATCCAGGCAATGAAAAAGAACCAGTAGACCCAGAAAAAGTCATTGAAAAACTTCAAAAGCGTATTGGTAAAGAACAAGCTGATAAAAATGAAACAAAAACACAACTTGAGCAAGCCTTGGCACGAATTGAAGAATTGGAAAAAGGTGGCAAAAAGTCGATTAAAGAAAAATCTGACGAAGAAAAAGCCGCAGACATCCAAAAAGAAAAAGATGACGAAATTGCAGCATTAAAAGCACAAATCAAACTTTCTAATATTACTAGTGAAGCTGACGAAGTATTAAAAGAAAGCGGAATTGCTCTTAAATCTGAAGAACTTGCTTTATTGGTTGATGTTGATGAAGAAAAGACTTATAGCAATGTGAAAACATTCTTGGGCTTGCTTGAAAATCAACGTATTCAGTGGGAAAAAGAACGAAACACTGGAGTAACACCTAAAAAGGTGCCAGGACAACAAGAAGCAGATGCTTTTAAACAAGCAGTCGCAAAATATTAATAATTAGGAGAAAAAAATTATGGCAATTAAACTTTTTACAAAACAATTTACTGGTGTTCTGCCAGACCTTTTCGCAAAGAAAACAGCTTTCCTTCGAGCATTCGGTGGTGTGCTACAAGTCAAAGACGGGATCTCTCAAAGCGACACATTCCTTGAGTTGAAAACAAGTGATACAGATGTGGTTATTCAAGAATATTCAACTGATGAAAATACAGGATTTGGAACAGGAACAGGATCAACTTCACGTTTCGGAGAACGTAAAGAAGTTAAATCTGTAAACACTTCTGTGAAATATGAAAAACCATTGGCAATCAATGAAGGTATTGATGATTTCACAGTAAATGATATTAAAGACCAAGTTGTTGCAGATCGTTTGGCACTTCATGGTGTAGCATGGGCCCAACATGTTGATACATTGCTTGGAAAAGCTCTTTCAGAAAGCGCAAGTGAAAATCTTGAAGTTACGTTGGATGAAACTTCAGTAACTAAACTCTTTTCTGATGCCCACAAGAAATTTGTAAATAACAACGTATCGAATGCTGTTGCTTGGGTCGCCTATGTTAATGCGGATGTTTATGATCTACTTATTGATTCTAAACTTGCCACAACGGCTAAGAATTCAAGTGCAAACGTGGATGAACAAACCCTTTACAAATTTAAAGGTTTTATTCTTGTAGAGCTTCCAGACGAAAAATTCCAAACGGATGAAGTAGCATATTTTGCAGCAGATAATGTAGGTGTTGCGGGGGTAGGTATTCAAATTGCTCGTGCAATGGATTCAGAAGACTTTGCGGGTGTTGCGCTTCAAGCTGCGGCTAAGTACGGCAAACATTTACCAGAAAAGAATAAGAAAGCGATCCTTAAAGCAACAGTAAAAAAAGCGTAGCCCCTACGGGTGTAACGTTGAATAAAACAACGTTATCACCTTACAGTTGGGGCAAACGAAACGTTAACAGCAACAGTAACACCAGAAAATGCAGAAGATAAGTCGGTTCAATTTGCATCAAGTGATACATCGATTGCAACAGTAACACCAGTTCAAGGAAAAGTTACAGCAGTTGCAGAAGGAACAGCGACAATTACAGTTACAACAGCAAATGGGAAAACAGCAACTTGTGAAGTCACAGTAACTCCTGCGGGATAGGAGGTACATATGTCATTAACTGAGGATATAAAAAGCCTTCTTAGTGGAACACCAGAGGAACGTTTAGAAGTTATTGAAAAAAGAACTCGCGAACGGCTGCTTGTTATCATCGGCGCTAGTATAAAAGAAGTGCCCCCTGAGCTTGATTATATTGTCATGGACGTTGTTTTAAAACGATTCAATAGAATTGGTCAAGAGGGAATGCAGTCTTACTCACAAGAGGGACTAAGCATGACATTTGCAGAATCAGACTTTGATGAATATGCCAGCGAAATTGAAGCATGGCAAAAATCAAAAGAAGAGGAAAGCAATAAGAAAATTAGGAGGTTCAGACTCTATTGAGATACCTAAATAAAGTAGATTTTGTTAAGAAGTTGGCTGATGAAGGGTATGATCCTGTAAAGGGAGAGTATGTAGAAGGAGAACCGACTGTAACAACAACTTATGCAAATGTAACTGACATCGGTACAGAACGCAGCGCTAAAGTTTTTGGGGATATTAAACAAGGGGCAAAAGTCATGAGGACTATGCCCTTATTTGTTATTCCTGATTATGACTATATTTCATTTGATGGCAAGAAGTGGGGATTAACTACTTCTCGTAATCCTAGTGAGCGGAACACCTTTATCTTGCAGGAGGTAGATGAATGAAGGTGGTCGGATTTGACGAATTACAAAAGAAATTGCGTAAAAATGTGAATTTGGCAGATATTAAAAAGGTAGTTGCTCTTAATGGTTCGCAGCTTACGGAAAACTCTCAGAAACTTGCGCCAGTTGATACGGGTAATTTGAAGCGTAGTATCAGAATGCTTACAAAAGATAATGGTATGACATCACGTACTAAAGCACATGTAGATTATGCAGCTTATGTTGAGTATGGTACTCGTTTTCAAGGGAAACAACCTTATATGAAACCAGCTTATAGCAAGCAAAAAGTCAAGTTTCTAAAAGACTTAGAAAGGTTGATGAAATGAGTAAAACAAGAGAAAATGCTCTATTTGATGAATTAATGATTCGTCTTAAGTCTCTTGGCTACACAGTTTATGATTATAAGCAACTGGATGATGTTCCGTACCCGTTTTTTGAAATGGAAGATACGCAAACTATTTTTCAACCTAATAAGACGGATATTAAAGGTTCAGTGAATATAAGCTTGTCTGCCTGGGGGACTTTATAAGCAACGTCGACAAGTTTCAGATATGGCAAGTATTGCTTTTAACGAAGCTTTAGCAATAGACAACACAGAAGGCTATCATTGGTCTTTAAATGTGCAAGCAAGTGATATACAAATGCTTGATGATACAACAACAAATACACCGCTAAAAAGAGCGATGATCAACTTAGAATTTAAATTAAGATAGGAGAAAAAATGGCTGAATTAGTAGCTAAACAAGGTAAAAGTGTAATCCTTTTGTATCGTTTACTTAAAAACGCTACGAAAGAGGATGCGTGGAAACTTGCTTTCCAAACAGAACACACTTCTGAAAAAACACGAGATTTCAATTCAACTGCAACTAAAGATGGGCCTGTTGGGTCATTAGCTGCAGTTGAATATACTTTATCTGCAAATTCAATTGTGGCAACTGGCGACACCCACGTGGATGAAATGGACCAAGCATTTGATGATGGAGAATTATTTGAAGTTTGGGAAATTGATCGTGAAGAAAAAGGGGCCGGAGAAGATGCTGACAAATACAAAGCGAAATACCTTCGTGCAAATCTTACATCTTTCTCAACAAATCCAAACTCAGAAGATGCACTTGAGTTAAGCTTGGAATTTGGTGTAACAGGTACACCACAACGTGGTTATGCAACGCTAAGCGCAGAGCAGGAAGCAGTAGTGCAGTATGTGTTCCAAGATACTAAGAAAGTAGAAAGTGAACCAGATCCAACGTCTGTAGAAACAAAGAAAGCAAAATAAATTATAAGGGCGGGTAAAACCGCTCTTTTTTAAGGAGAAAAAACATGAATCTATTACAACTTGAAATCAACGGTAAAACATATGGTTTTAAATTTGGTGTGAAATTTGTCCGAGAGCTTGACAAAGCATTCCCAGTCGAGCGAGATGGTATGAATTTTGGGATGGCATTAGCTGTCAAGGTAATCCCTGAGTTACAAATTGCAAACGTTGCTACACTTTCGGAAGTGTTATACCTTGCGAACCGTACAGAAAGTCCCAAAATCTCACAAGGAGATTTGGATAATTTCGTGGACGAACACGAAGATATTGAAGAGCTCTTTGATTCTGTTATCAAAGAAATTTCTGAAAGTAATACGGGGAAGCTCGTGATCAAATCAATGAACCTTCAAGCGTAGATGATGAAACTCCTTTAAATTCTGAACAGTATTACCAAGAGTTGCAACTTAATGCTTTTCGATATTTAGGGATAAATAATTTCCTTGACTTTGAACGTTTAACAATCACTGAATACAATTTCTTGATGAAAGTTGAAGCTCTGAAGAAATTGGATAGAGAAGAAGAATCACATTTACAGGCATGGTTAAATTGGCAAGTTCAAGCCACTAAAACACAAGGTAAAAAAGAAGTCCCTGTCTTTCCTAGTTTTGGAAAATTCTTCGATAAACAAAAGGCAGAAGATAAGATACTTGGTAAGAAACGGGAAGAAGTCAAGAATGACGATAATCTTATTAGGCTTTTGAAGAAAGCTAATGAGTAGAAAGGAGACAAATGGAATCATATAGCGTAGAAGCGATATTGACAGCCACAGACCGCAATTTCTCACGAGCGATGAGAAATGCAAGCCAAGCAGCACAAAAAGCTGACAGTGCGATAGGGAAAGCCAGTGGCGGAACAAGTAAATTTAGCACTGAAGCCGACAAAGCAAGTAGAAGTTCTCAGACTATGAATGTTTCTGCTATGGGAATTCTTAAAGCTGTTGGTGCTTATAAAGTTGCTAGCGCAGCAGTAGGGCTTGTTAAAAATTCAGTAGGAAGTGCTATACAACGTGTTGATACTTTGAATAACTCTGCAAGAACCTTTGAGAATATGGGTTTTGGTAAAGGCGAAACTTCAAAAGCGATGGAAGCACTGAAGAAATCTATCCAAGGTTTGCCTACTCCTCTGGATGCTGCTGTTCGTGGTTTACAACTTTTGTCTGCAAGTACTGGTGATATCGGGAAGTCGCAACAAATTTTCGAAGCATTAAATAACGGTATTCTTGGATTTGGTGGTTCGGCTGAACAAGTGGACAACGCTGTAAGACAACTTTCGCAGTCATTCTCAAATGGAAAAGTAGATGCTGAAACATGGAACTCACTCATTGATGCTGGTATGGGGCCTGCTTTAAATGCTCTTGCTAAGACAATGAACATGACAACAGGCGAAATGAAAGAAGGACTTTCTAAAGGCACTGTTTCTGTTGAACAATTCCAAGATAGCTTGATTGAGCTTAATAAAAACGGTGGTGGTGGTCTTTCTTCTCTGCAAAAAATTGCACAAGATAGCACTAAAGGTATTTCTACAAGTATTGCAAACATGAAAACAGCCGTGAGTCGCGGGGTTGCAAATGTCGTGACTGGTATTGATAAAGCACTGGCCAAAACAGACTTGAAAAGTATCAGTAATGTGATCAACCAAGTTGGTAGCTCCATGGAAGCTGGTCTTAATAAACTTGTAGAAAAGATACCTGATGTAATAAATTTCATCACACAACTTGTTGGGATAATAAAAACACTTGCACCAGTAATTGTACCTGTTGTAGCAGGTTTTACTACTCTTACAGGAATTTTAAAGGCCATGCAAATAGTAAAAACTGTTACGGGTGCAATTACAGCATTTAACGCAGTGTTGATGGCTAATCCGATAGTTCTAGTAATTTCTGCAATTGCTGCCCTTGTAGCAGGTTTTATATATTTATGGAATACCAGTGAAGGTTTCCGTAATTTTTGGATTGGACTTTGGGATTCAATAACTGAAGCTGTATCTAAAGCAGTAGATTGGATAAAAAAAGCATGGGATAACACGGTTAAGTGGTTCAGTGACACTTGGCAGAGCATCAAAGATGGTGCTAATGGTCTTTGGGATGGGATAACAGGAACTGTCCAAGGTGCTGTAGATAGTGTGAAGAATGCTTGGAATAGTATTACAGAGTTCTTTTCGAATTTATGGAATGGCGTGACGACTACCTCTACTAATACTTGGGGTACTATTGTATCAAGTGTCACAGGAGCTTGGGAACAAGTAAAAGCAGTCTTTGCAGGCTTTATAGAGTTCTTAAATCCTATTTTCCAACCAATGATAGAATTCTTTAGCGGGTTATGGGAACAAGTGAAAACAATATTTACCGCAGCTTGGGAAGTTATAAAGACTATTGTAATGGGCCCGGTCTTGCTTATTATTGATTTAATAACCGGCAACTTCAATCAATTTAAAGAAGATTTTGCTATGTTATGGCAAACACTAGCAACAGCGATTCAAACAATAGTCCAAACTTTTGTGAATATCGTAGTTGGATTTTACAAGTCATTTTTCCAAACTGTAGTTAATATATGGAATGCTATTGTAGATGGTGTAAAAAGCTTATGGAGTAGTTTTGCTACATGGGTTGTAGCTACTACAAAAGCCATTGTTGATGGAATTGTAAATGGATGGAATTCTTTCAAACAAGGAACAATAGATCTATGGAACGCAACAGTTCAATGGATAAAAGATACGTGGAACAATTTCAAACAATGGATTAAAACAACTACTGATAACTTAGTGAATGGAGTTAAACAAGGCTGGGGAAACCTCAAACAAGGTACAGTCGATATTTTTAATGGCTTAGTGAATGGAGCCAAACAAGCTTGGCAAAACTTAAAAGATAGTGTAGATAATGTTGTTCAAAGTGTTCGAGATATTTTTGATACTTTAAGAAACATTGACCTTCTTGATATTGGTAGAGCCATCATTGATGGTTTTGTTAAAGGTTTGAAGTCAGCTTGGGAAGCTGGTATGGAATTTATTAGCGGCATTGGGGATTGGATCCGTGAACATAAAGGACCGATTCGAGTCGATAGGAAACTTCTTATCCCAGCAGGTAATGCAATTATGGGTGGTCTTAATAAAGGTCTCAATAATAGCTTTAAGACAGTTCAAAATAGCGTGCTTGGTATGAATGATTTCTTGGCCAATGCAATAAATGCTGGTGGTTCTGTAAATATCGGTGCAAACATTCGAAATGCTAACAATTCTATAGGGGGCACAATTGCTCATGAAGTGAATTTAAACAAAGGTAAGCAGCCTGCGCAAATTAATATAAGACTTGGTAAACAACAGTTCAAAGCTTTTGTGGAGGATATTTCACAAGCACAAGGCTGGGAAACGGCCACAAATAATCTATACTAGGAGGAAAAATGTATAAATTTAGAGATACACCCAAAAGGAAACATCAATCTGAACATATCTTTATTCCAACTAGTGCCATGATTTATAAAGGAACATTTATAGAACGTCTTATTGAAGGTTATCAGACACTTTCAGTTGAAGGCAGAGAAATGTATTCCTTAAATCATGAAATGCAAGAACTACAGTATGGAGGTATTATCACAAACACAAAACTTCCAGCTCGTGTTCTGACCATCAAATATAAACTAGAGGACAAAGACTCGGAAAGCTTACAAAATAAGTTTGATGAGTTGATGGCTTTTTTATTTTCTGGAGAAGATGTGCTGATACAGTTCAATGATGATTTAGAGTATTTCTTCAAAGGACGTTACCAAGCTGCAGAACAAGTACCAGGCGATACAAATTCAATTATTTCTACCTTTACAGTAATCTGTGGTGATCCATATAAGTATGGCAAGGAACAAGTTTCTACAGGAAAAATTCTTGGAAATCTTCCTTATCCCGTAAAGCCTGAAAGCATGAAAGTTATCATGAACACAGGTTTTTTGGATATTACAGATGGTAAGTATCATCTGAAAGCTTCTAATATTAAAAAGGGAGATGTTCTCTTCTTTGATTTCAAAACAGGGGATATTTGGGTTAATGGAAAGTTAGCTTCTGATATTTTAAACCTAGATTCTGACTTCAAAAATATTCGTTTAAGAACAGGTTCAAACTTTTCAGATGGAAATTATGACATAGAAATAAAGTATAGAAAGGCGGTGCTGTAGTGGCAAACGTTCTTTTTTTGGATAAATTTCAAAAAGTAATGAAGAGTTTTGATTCTGCAGAACTTTCGGAATGTATTCAAACAAGGGAAATTACAACAAATGCTTCTGAGTTAATGAACGATAGTCTTTCTCTATCTTTAGCTTATGAAGCGTTATTAGAAGAAGCAAGTTATATTGCTTTGAATGACTCAGGAGAAAAGCAATTCACGCTTTATCGTATTTTGAAAAGTAGTGATGAAGAAAATATTTTGAGCTTTGAAAATATCAATTTTGCGGTTGATGAATTAGATAACTTTATTATTAAGGATATCCGTCCAAATAATAAAGCACTGTCTCAAGTTATTAATCAGCTCCTTAATGACTCTGGCTGTGATTGGAAACTTGGTGTGTGTGAAGTAAATAAAAATATTACAAGTAATTTTTATTATTCTTCAATGCGTGAAGCCCTAAAAGCGCTCCAAGAATTTGGTTGTGAATTTACTTTTGCAGTAGAAATAACTGGAAATACGATCACAAGGAAAGTTATCAATTGTTATAACAAAATTGGTAAAGTCACAAACAAACGTTTTGAGTATGGCGAAGATGTTTTAAAAATTGTCCGTGAAAAAGACAGAACAAATATTGTGACTGCAATCATTGGACGTGGGAAAGGCGAAGAAGTAGGGGATGGATATGGCCGCAGATTAGAGTTTACAAATATCGAGTGGAAGAAATCAAACGGCAAACCACTTGATAAACCAAAAGGACAAAACTATCTGGAATATCCTGCAATGACTGCAGAGTATGGTATTCCTTCAAATGGGAAAATGTTACCACGGAAAACCGTGGTTGTTTTTGAAGATATTGAAGATGCGAATGAGCTGCTACAAAAGACATATGAAACTCTTGAATATTATAGCCGTCCTTTGGTGCAGTTTAGTACAGAAGTTTTAGGCGCAGATGCTATTGGTAATACTGTGACGATTCACAGAGGAGACCGAGGGTATCACTATCAAACCAGAGTATTTAAAGTTGTCACGAATTATGTGACTGGCCAAGTACAAGCAGGACTTGGAGATAACTTGAACGGGACTTCTATAAATAGGCAAGTTTCAAATGTGCAGAATAATATCTCTGATTTAAACCAAAATAAAATGGGCTTCTATGAGTCCACTGAAATCGGGAAGTACCAAGACGATATTATGCGAGGAGCTGGTAAGAACGGTGGCTCTGTTCGTTGGGTAAATGGTATTGAGGCTGGAGTAAGCAACTCTCGTGAAATTTATGAAGCTATTTTTATGGATGGGAAAAACATTGAGAATTCAAAAGATTTTCTTGTCCAAAATAATGCTGGGATTGTATTTAAACATTGTAAAAAAGGACAATGGAAAACGGTTCAAGACGTTCACAATGGAGCAGGTAAGACAGCGTGGACCATGGATGGTGTATTTAATGCAGACTTTATCAAAGCAGGTACGTTAGAGGGTGTCAAATTAAGATCTGTAAATAACAAATTTATCGTTGAAATATCTGACGGAAAGGTCAGATTCCTTAAAAACTTGGGGAATGGAAAAGAGGAAGAAATGATTGCCTTTGCCCCGGTTTTCAATGTGGATACGAATGAGCTTAAAGGTGTGAGTTTAATTCAGAATCCAGGTTTTAAATTCTCTATCGCTTCAAATACTTCAAGTGGCATTTCTTATGATGTTTTGAGAGTTCCAGAAGACAGTATTGGAAAGGACCGCAAATTAGATTTATTTGGAGATATTAATATCACGGGTAGATTATTACTTAATGGCCAAGAAGTTGTCGCAGGCGGTGGCTCCGGTGGAGGTGAAGGGGAGTTTCCGTCAGAAATTGTTACAGACCAAGAAAAGAATGCTTGGATTGTTTGGCAGTTCTTGAAATCGAAAGGCTATACTGAACAAGCTGCCGCAGGTATTCTTGGGAATATGGACCAAGAATCTGGTGTGATGCCAGATACTGAACAAATAGGTGGCCCTGCTTATGGTTTGGTACAGTGGGACGGCTCAGCCTATCCTCTGGTTCCACCGGCAACATGGAACGGACGTGAATATGTTCAAAACTTGATGCGTGCCGCAGGAATTTCTGGAGACTACAAAATTGCTAAAACACAATCACAGCTCTTAGAGTGGTGTATGTTTAATGGGCAATATATCCCAACAAGTAGCTATCCTTATTCTGTTGCTCAGTTTAAAGGATTAACAGATATTGCCACAGCTACAACAGCTTTTGAAGCGAACTTTGAACGCCCTGCAGCGACTCATCCAGAACGTGTTCAGCTTGCGATTAAATGGTATAACAAACTTCATGGCTTGAAACCACCAACCCCAAGCGGAAATTTGAAAGAGCAGTTGGATAAATTCTACAACACCTATAAAGAACGTTACGTTCAGAATGGGCAGTGCGTAGGATTGACAACGGCATGGATGGCCACACTAACCGCAAATAAATACGGTATGACACCGTGGAATTCTCAAGCTTATAATCCAGATGGTTCTTCAACTTCTGGAAATCCACGCTGGAATTATGAAATTAATATTGGAGACGGAATTTCGGCTGCCACAATCGGTACATTCGCACCGCCTCCAGGTTGGACAAAAATTATCCCTCAGAGTGCAGAAGACTGCAAAGCGGGGGATATTTTTTATGTCGGAACAGACAGTGGAATATCTACAGGACATACTGGAATCGTCTTTGAAGATGGGAAAAATGGAAGAGTTCCTACACTTGATCAGAACTTTCTTAATTCTCCTGTGAGATGGTTTGATGGTGGTCCAAGTAGTTCATGGGGGCTTTATAATTGGTTCTGTATTTGGAGAAAGAACACTTAAGGAAAGGAGAAACAATTGAAAAAATGGAATGTCACACTTTCCACAACGGAGCCCTATAACTATGTAGGGATCATTAATGTCCGTCAAGGGAATATCAATAGTGAAGTGATGGAAGCACAAATTGTGCAGAATGGTTTACCATTGGATCTCACAGACTGTACGGCAACTTTCCAAGCATTTCTAGGTGGAGAACATGTTGTGGAGCGTTCTTGTAAAATTATTGATTACAAGAAAGGAATTGTGCAATATACTTTTGATGAATATACTATGCAATCTCTACATAGACAGAAAGCAAATATTGCTTTTTACAAAGGGGAGGAAGAGATTGTGACCACTCAAGATTTTACTTATTTTGTCATTCATGCTGTATCCAAAACTCCGGGGGAGATGGGCTCTTATTGGCAAACTGCAGAGGACTTGATCAATGACATGAAAGACTACCTCAACGCAGGAAAAGGAGATTTTGAGGATTGGTTTAATTCAATAAAAGATATTTTAGAGTCTATTGATCCAGGTGGAGTTTTACTCGGTAAAGTTGTTGCTTTTGAAAAGCTCATTAGTGAAAGGGTGCCAAACGGTGCATGGTTCTTCATTGAGCATGATTCAGAGTATCAACCAGAAGTTAAGGTTACTTCTTATAAAAACGCAATCGGCACTGAAGAAGGTGGACTTGATACAGGCCCTTCTTTTGGTGGAGAAACTATTTCAGTTGTCCCTACATTTATTGGTTATGATCGAATGAAAATTAAAATTGATATTCCGAGTTCATTTGCTTTAGCAGGGGAAGTTGTTATTGAGGGGAATACTTTACTTATCATTGATGGTGAGAATGTCCTTAATTTTACTCTGGAAGGAGCAACTATCACTAATGGTGGAGTAACAAATAAAATATAAAGAAGAGGAGCAAAAATGGCAGAACTTAAGAAAATATATCGAGGGATGCAAAATGGTGCAGAGACGATCAATGAAAATTTTGAAGCTTTGACAAGTGATACAGGGTGGAAAGATATAGAAGTGATGAATGGTTTTAAGTCAGGAACCTTCCCTTTACAGTATCGTGTTTTGAATGGCCGCCTTTACTTAAGGGGGCGAATAATTACAGTTACTACTACTTCAGGAACAGGAGTTCAGTTTGGGAAAATACCTGTTAATATTAGTCAGCAACACGAATGGTATAGCGGTATAATTTCGACAGCTACACAGGTACGTATGACTCTATCAACTAATGGTGCACTAACTTTAACGCCTGTAGGAGGAGATATGGGGAATGGTTTTCAAGTGTCAGGAATAGATACACATTGTCTTGTTGATTAGAAAGGAAAAAAATTTGGAAGAAAAAGCATGGCAAGAGGTCCTTGAACGCTTGGCCAGAATTGAAACTAAACTTGACAATTATGAATTGTTGAGAGAAAAAGCGGATAAAGCTTACTCAATGGCTTTGCATAATGAAGAGGCAATCAAAGAAATTAAATCAAATAACAAATGGGCTTGGGGCTATATGATTGCTCTAGGTCTTGGAGTAGTAAGTTATTTTTTAACAAAAGGAATCGGAGGATAACCTGTGAATAAAATTAATTGGGAAGTACGGATTAAAAGTAAAACGTTTTGGCTGGCAGCTGTGCCGGCTTTTCTTTTACTCGCACAAACTATTGGAGCCCCATTTGGTTATAAATGGGATTTTGTAGTATTGAACCAACAACTGGCAGCAATTATCAATGCTGCTTTTGGTTTGTTGGCAATTATTGGTGTTGTGGTTGATCCCACAACTGCGGGAATTAAAGACAGTCAACGTGTAATGGAAAAATTGGAGGACAACAAATGAAAAAAATTATTAAAGCCACGACAATTGCAATTCTAGCACTGACAAGTTTCGGTGCAACAAGTCAAGCGTTCGCAGCAGTAGGCGACCAAGGAGTGGACTGGTCAAAATATAACGGCTATCAAGGAAACTTTGGTTATGCCAGTGATGAATTCTCTATTGCACAAATTGGGGGAACCTATGGCGGGTATTACGTGGACCAGTTGACTTATAATAGTCAAGTTCAAAATACTCTGGCACAAGGGAAACGTGCGCACACTTATATTTGGTATCAAGTGGGCGGCTCCATTGAACTTTCAAAAGGCGTGCTTGATCGATACTTGCCACAAATTGCTACACCTAAAGGCTCTATTGTCGCTCTTGATTATGAGAGTGGTGCGAGTGGAAGTAAGCAGGCGAACACAGATGCTATTCTTTACGGAATGCGACGTGTGAAAGAAGCAGGATATACACCGATGTATTACAGCTACAAGCCTTACACAATCGCAAATGTGGACTACAAACGCATTATTAAAGAGTTTCCAGGATCACTTTGGATTGCGGAATATCCAAACTATGAAGTAACTCCAACACCAAACTGGAATTACTTCCCAAGTATGGATGATATTGGTATTTTCCAATTTACCTCAACTTATGTTGCAGGTGGATTAGACGGTAATATTGACCTTACAGGTATCACGGATAATGGATATGATGGAAAAGTACCTGATCCAACGCCAACACCAAATCCAACTCCAGAACCTACTCCAACCCCAAATCCAAGCAAGAAAACTTATATTGTACAATATGGCGACACATTGAGCAGTATTGCTTACAATTGGGGTACAAGCTGGCAAGAATTGGCACGTCAGAATGCTTTGAGTAATCCTAACCTTATTTATGCAGGACAAGCAATCAGCTACTCAGGTGGCTCAAATGCGGTGACAGGTGGAACTTATACTGTACAATACGGAGATAATCTCTCAGTTATTGCACAACGTTTAGGAACAACTGTGCAGCATCTTGTTTCAAGTAATGGAATTCAAAATCCTAACTTGATTTATGCAGGTCAAACACTAAATTATTAATATAAAAAAACGCTCGGTCCATTGGCCGGGCTTTTTTGTTTTCTTGATAAAATATAAAGTGTGTTATGTTATAATGTACAAGTCTGTTCTTATAGGTAATCCCCTACTTCGGTGGGGGATTTTTTGATATAATAAAAACACAATTCAATTTACTCCTCCATATTATGGGGGAGTTTTTTATTTATATAGAAGAAAGTAACTAAAATAAAGAATTTTACTATCTTTGATTGAAATGCTTGTCGTCTTACTTATTATCAGTGTGTTACTTTTATTGTTTGTCCCAAATTTGGCTAAAGAAAAGAAGAATATCCAAAATACGGGTCAAACAGCGGTTGTTAAGGTTGTCGAAGGTCAAGCCGAACTTTATCAACTTGATAAACAGGATAGTCCTAACTTAGGGAAGCTTGTCTCCGACGGTTTAATTACGCAAAAACAAGCCGATAGCTACAATGATTATTATACCAAGAACCCTAATGCAAAACGTAATGTACCGAATTAAAGCTTTGACCTTACTAGAGAGTTTACTAGTCCTTTTCCTTTGCTCTTCTGTTATTTTTCTCTTTTCAGGTTCGGTCAAACAAAGTGTCAGGATAGCACGGA